TAGAAGCAAGTGAACCAACGTCTGTACCAACAGGCAATGCGAAAGGCAAAGCAGAGCAGGTAACAGTAGCGGTAGAGATGCTAGTGTAGGTAACAGAACCCAAGGTCACAACGGTGTCAGGGACAACGCCCAAAACACGCGCTGGGAGCGCATCGGTAGTAGCGGGTGTATCGCTAGGAGCCAACAAAGCGTTAGCAGAATCGCCAGTATTCACGTTACCAGTGTTGTTAATCATAGCCAAGTTTTGACCAATCATGGCGCGAGCGCCTGAAGCAACAGTAGTACCAGAAGAACAAACGACAGCCTTGAACACTGTGTCAGGGTCATCACAAACGATAGCAACTGCGTCACCAGCGGTGGTGCCACCGGGCCAGTATTGAGCAAATTGCTTTTGTTTGGTGGTTGGGTTTGTGTAAGAACAGCCCAAGAAGACACCTGTAACAGTACCAAGAGTACCAGTAGAAACAGACAAGCGCTGTACATTGCCACGGGTCAATCCAACGATATCACCGTAAAAAATGCTAGTCGAATATCCATAAGGGATTGCATATTCACGAGTAGAACCCGCAAATACTTGTCCACCGATTAGGTTAATCGGTTTTAGCCCGTAAGGGGCTGAAACAACGGGATAAGCCATTTAGTGCTCCTAAAAATTAAGTTCCTTTGCCAAAACTTGCCGAGGACTTGCTTTCTTTAAATAGCGGCATCCTTGGGTCACTTTGGCGCATAAGGTTGTTGTCCACAGCCTCCGTCTGTTGTCTTGTTAAATCATCGTAGTATTTCGCACGTTGTTCAACAAACTCTTCAGGAGTCTTGCAAAGCAATAACCCACCAATCTCAATATTGCCGTTAAAGCGGCTATTGGGGTCGATTAGCAGTTTAAACTTCGGTTGCTCTTCTATCTTTACTGGCTCATAACCTTCCCGCATTGCTTTGGAAATATTACGTGGGTCAGCGTTGTTCAATAGAGAAACACGAATCCATCTGTACTTGTAGCCGATTTCCTTGTCAGGTTCTGGCAAGAGTTCTGGGGGCATCCACTGCTTGGGGCGCTCCGCCAATACACGGTCTTCAAGTTCACGGGGTTTTCTGTTGGTCGCCATATTAAGACTCCATTTTTAGCACTGCTTGTGCATATTGTTCAGGGGAAAGTCCAAGTTTTTTAGAGATAGCCAATTGAGATTGGGTCAATCTTATTTTCTTGGGGGCTGTGCTACGAGTTGCTGGTGCAACGTTCGTGCTTGGTCTTGTACGAGAGTACTCGTTTTGATTCTGTCTGTCGGTCTCAAATTTCTCTGGGAACCGTTGACGCATCGTTTCATCAATACGCCTGTAGTATTCTTGTGATGATAACACTACGCCTTCGTCTTTAAGTTGTTCATGTAAGGCTAACGCCATTCCAGTCATCAACTTATCCTGACCAAACCAACCGTTCTCTTGTTGCCAAGCAACTGCGCTGGGGTCAGCACGAGGTGTTACCGCCTCTTGCCTAGTTTGTACTACAGGAGTTTCGATTTGTAAAGGGGTTGGCTTAAAGTTTTTAACTTTTTCTTGCCTTAACGCCACATCGGTGAGTTTTTGCTGGGCTTCAAGCATTTTTTCAGTATCGCCAGACTCGTAAGCCTCTCGATATGAGCGCTTTGCTTGCTCCATTTCCATCTCAACGTTTTTGGAAACGCTTTGCAAAATGCTCTTTTCGTTCTCATTTAGGTGGCTTTTGAGTCTTTTATTCTCTTCAATCACCTGTTGAGCGAACGCTAAAGCCTCTTGCTGCTCCCGCATTGCGGCATCTTTCTCACGTCTTTCATCGTGAGCCAACTTTTTCATCTGCAAAAGTTTCTTTTTAACCTTTGCCGAGTAGTCGGTCATCTCGTCATCGTAGAGTTCTTCCTTTACATTCTCAGGAAGCGGGTCTACTCTGTCTTGTTCTGGTCTGTCATCCTCGATTTCTATCTCGATTTTGACATCGTCCTTCTCTTCTCCCTCTCTGGCGACAATTTCTGTCCCCTCGTCTGGAAATTTAAAGCCGGGTTTTTCAAATTCTGCCATTTGTACGCTCCTTATTTGCGTTTGATTCCTCTGGGGTCGTCTACCACACCTTCAACCGAGTCATCATTAATCATGCGGAAGTCTTTGCCATGAATGACAAGACGTGAGCCTGAGTTGGGACGCACTAGGACAAAGTCGCCTTTTTTGCACCACGCTCCAGAGGGGAAACGGGTAGCATCTTTGTAGCAATCTGGACCTAAATCCACTACAAATAGGACAGTTGTAAGCATTTCTTCATGGCGCATGGTTTCAGCGGCTTTGATGATGCCGACTTCACTGCCATCCATTTCTTCATCGACTTCAGGAATAGCACAAAGAATGTGGTATCCGCTTGGGCGAGGAAGTTGTTTTGCTTTTTCTTCAACAGTTTTGTTGATTGAACCAATAATTACGGGGTTGTCTGGATTGGTAGCCAGTAGGATTTCAGTCGTCATCAGACTCCTCAAGGTTTTTTTGTAGGTCTTGGATGTTTAAACGGGCAGTGAGAAGACCTTTTATCTCTCCGACCATTGCTTTGTACTCCACGTAGTCTTTGGCGCTTCCGCTACCCAAGGCTTCTTGAAGTTGTGCCACTTTGTCATCTATCTTTTCAGACAGAAGTTTTAGGATTTTGTCGTTCATGTGTTGCCTTTAATTCGGGCATTTTCTTTTGCTACGTCTACGCCAAGACGTAGTTTTTCTAAAGCCATCTTTTCTTGGCTCTCAATAGCATGGCGCTCCGCCTCTGCTTGGATTTTCATTTGCTCCAGTTCAGCCTGTTGCTGAATACGCATGCGCTCGATGTCTTGCTGACCCATCTTTGCTTGCATATCGGCTTGGTCTTTTTGGGCTTTGCGCTGGGCATCTTGCTGTTTGACTTGCAGTTCTGCCTGTTGCAACTGAATAAGCGGGTCTTGTTGTTGCTCTTGAGCCTTCTGTTGTGCTGCTTCGCCCTTGTGGATTTCCAACAATTGCTGGCTTGCCGTGGCAACCAAGCGAGAAAGTTGAACCTCGATAACAGGAGGAAGTGGCTTGTCTGGCTCTGGCAGAGCAACGCCCAGTTGTTTTTCAATTTGCGAACGGTACTGGAATCCCAAGTGTTCAGCCATGTGCGCTTGAAGAGCCGCCATGATTTGATTGGCTTGTGGGTTTTGTCCTATGGTCTTAGTCACCACAGGGTCAGTCATAAATGCTTGGTGCGCTGCAATATGGGCATCGTGGTCTTGGTAGATAAACGCCTTCATTGGTTTACCGTTGACTGCATTCATGTTCTCGCTAATTGGGTCTAGCGGTTGTGCGTCATCGTCCAGTTTGACCAACTTCTCTGCGTTCTTAATCCCCAGAACGTCCAACATCTGGCGGTGCAAATAGGCTAGGTCATAGAGTTGTGGCGCTGTTTGCGCCAACTGGATAACCGCTTGGTATTGAACAACTTTCTGCGATAGCGTAGCAGCGTTCGGGTCTGACACGGGAATAACATCCACCATGTCGTAATCGGACTTTTTAGCCTGTCTATCACCCTGCGTAGGTTCATATGGATACTCCTCTGGTGTGTAGTCACGAATGATTTCTTTGAGGAGTCGCAACTCTTGTTTGAGCGAGTAATGGATACGGGCTTGTACCGCACTCATTACTTTCATGGTTCGCTCAAGGATTGCCAGAGTTGTACCCACTGGGGAGTTGGCAGACATGTCCGATATTTGGATGTCAGCCGCTCCAGCGAATCTACGCCCCTCTTCCACAATTTGGTTGAGCAAGGACATCAAGACTTGACTTGGCTCCTTGTAGGGAAGAGTCATTATGTTGTCTTTGATTGTCCCGCTTGGTACGTCCACGTCACGGAATTCTGCTGGCGCTATTGGTGTATCGTCACCTTTGACTCGCAGACCCCGTGTTTTGAAGCCACCGGGAAGGTTTGACAAAGTTCCTGCGTCAACCAGTTGCCTGATAAGAGAAGTACCAGACTTAGCAAAAGCACCGACAAGATGGATAAGCCCAAAGCAATAAAAACCAAAGCCCGGCACATATCCATAATGGACAAAATGAGTTCTCTTTTGGTAGGTCTTGTCGTCTTCTTTCCAGTTCCTGCGAATAGAAAGACACTTCCTGCTACCTTTTTCAATCGTAACAACATACGGTAAAGCGATGCCAGTAGGTTCACCATCTTTCCCCTTGTGTTCGTAGCCTTCCAAATCAAGGTTTACGTGCATTTCCAATAACTTATAGCGGTCATCGGTAGTAGCCCTAAAGCCCATCTTTTCAGCAATTTTCTTTTCCACCTCGTCCATTGTGTTGTTAGGTTCACCTAAATCACAATCTAGGTAAAAACCAGCAACTTGGAGTCTGCGAATCTCGTTTTCTGTTTTTCGCATAACATGTGTTACACGCTCCGCACTTTCTAGGTTGGAAGCACCATAAGGCACAACCACGTCCTCTGCGGGTAGAAATATGGCGGCTGGGCGTTCAATGTTAGGGTCGTAATAAACCTTCTTGAAAGCATTACCAGCAAGACCCAAGCCCCATAGCATGCGCTCAGTCTCAGGTCTGTACTCAACCATCACATCTGTAATTTGGTAATTCATGTCGTTTTGGACACGCATTGCCGCATCTTTTTTCTCTGGCGTTTCTTTGCCAACAATCTCAGTCTTAACTGGTCCGCTGGCTGGCAGAATTTCCATAATGGTTTCTGCTTGGAATTTAACTAACGCCTCGGATAGTAATGGGTGATATACCCCGCAACCCCCAGCCCAAGGGTCGGTGCCGTCTTCAATCTTCATTCCAATGA